TTCCGATCACAAACATACACAGAAAAGGGAAGTTTAAAATTAGAACTCAAAATACAAAAAAGTGTATAGGACGACTCCAATCGATAGCTGCATGGGTCAATCCTAGCCTTTCGCGACTCTAATGAAATCGTGAGCTAGCATAGTTCCAACATCATAATCTTAATATTGTTCGTCTGTTTAAGTGCTCGATATCTGTTTGTTATGGCCGGAACTAATGCTGCTGTTGAATTGGAGTCATGGGATGAAATGGAGATTGACGAATCGGCGGCAACTTTTGCCCCCCGCGCCGTTCCTGTCACCGAAGATCGGACCATCATGAAGAATGTGATCGCATGGGCAATTGATGGAAAGTTGAAATCCCTCCGGGGCGGGGCAAACGACGAAAAAGAAGGAGATCTGTTTAACGAGTTAGCCAAAAGTGGCGACTTCATGGCATGGACCGTCTTGGCATACTTTGACACATTGAAGAAGATTGCGGTGGCCGACACTGTGAACTTTACGGTCAAAACGACATTGACACAATACTTGGCGGCACTCGACGGGGAACTTCCAACAGCTCAGGCAAATACTGTGTCAGAAACCCCGACATCTCGCCTGTTGGCCCTTTTCATCTCTTTTATCTGCCTCGCCAAGGGCAATGAAGCCCGCAACAACCCAACCATCCAGTCCCCGGTCTCTCTTGAAAATGCCTCGATTTTCCGCCGATACAGTGCCATGGTGGCGGGGAAGAACCTGCCAACTGCAAACGCTGTCAAGGCGTTCATCGAAAACTTGCCTCGTGGTTGCCTTGAAGCGGGACATGCGGTGTTGTGGGCAAATGACAAGATTGCCAAGAAGATGATTGCTTGGGTGTTGAAAAGTAACCCAGCCACTGAGGCAGACAAGGCATTGGTCTCGCAGATGAAGATGGTATACGGCGGGGCGGAGATGGCATTCGCAAAGACGGCAGCGGAGTTTTTGGCAGGTTGCGACACCCATCTGAAACTCTTACCTCAGGTTGTTGAAGATGGCGAACGTTATCTTGAGGTAAAAGAGGCACTGGAGGCCCGACACCATGAACACTACCTGCACCTGCGCCTTCTCAAGCATGCAGACGCCGACAGCATCGCTCCTCGGGCATTTCCGTACTTGGCAGGTGCGGCTGCCTATTGGACGAACCGTCGCCATGCTGCTGCCGCCGGGGCTGCCGTTTACATCGCCCCCTTAATGGTGCGCACAGAGGGGTACACAGTGACGGAAATGGATGATGCGAGCCGCACAAAAATCTCGGCCGACATGAAACTAGCAACAGCGACGAAACTCCCGGCACGCTTCGCCAAAACTGCCGGATTGAAGGACGACATTGTCCCACAAGGCTACACCGCTGGGACTTCAGGACTGGCACAGTTGTTGACGATGCTCCAAACCATGCAGACGGGCAAACCTCCTGGTGTTCCTTGAGGACATAATACACAGAATTGGGAAAAGCTTTAAGAGATGTCAAGATCCTAGGACCTCCATCATCGCCCATGCGTTAATAAGGCATTACTGTTATTTCTGTATTTGGGCTTGGCCTTTATCTTAAGAAAAAACGAGCCAACGCAGCTCCTTCATCCATCTTCAACAGCAATTGTGCAACATCCAGTCATTACTTGGGCATTCATCACACGCTTGCCCCAACACACAACTCTAGTGATGTCGGCCAGTCAGCGTGGCTCAACTTCCCAACCCTCCGGCTCTAACGGACAACCAACGCCTTCACCGGACCGACACTGGAGTTCGACACCATCTCTCCTGAACGTGCTTCAGTCCGCTGTTGACCGTGCGGCTACTTTCCAAACGACGGCTCGTCCTCCTCCAAATCCCAATTCCTTGGCCCCACCTCCGGTGGTTGTCGAAGGGGGTTCAGACATGGAACCGGACGAAGAAGAAGATACTGAGCACCAAAATAAGGGCCCGAACGATGACGAAGTCGCTGATAGTCAGGAGTCTGGCGGCAACTCTGATGATCATCCGGATGATGCGGGAGACACCAATTCCGCCGGTTTATTGACTCAATTGGCAGCAGCACTTGCGGTCCCGGGGACAGAGCATTTTATGGGGACGCTGGCACAAGACTTGCATGGATTGCCATCTCGTGAGAAGGACCGATTATTTGCCGCCTTATTGATTAATATCGCCTATCGTCAGGCAAATCCTCCTCCACCTCCACCGGCCCCCTCTGCCATCGACCCCGACCTGGCCGCTAGATTGAACGCTATGAATATTCGGATCCACCAGCTCCAAGTCAAAGTGGGATTTGACACCACTGATCCCCTGGCAAATCCCCCGATTCCACCGGTTGCATCATACGGGGGTGGTCTGCCTTTTGGCTCAGGGCCTTCCAATCCAGACATGACGACTGCATTTGCAGGATATGGACGCGGATCAACGACAATGAGTACAGCACCTAAGGTGCCCCAAACTCCTGAGCAGACCCCCGAGGAGAAAGCCAAGAAGGTGGCAGACAAACTGGCCAAAATGAAGAACCAGAACCTTTAAGTCTACAGGCCCTTGTCCCCCTGCCCATAACCCTTGTTGTTTTGTAAAAGCCAGCGCCTGGATCTTAAGAAAAATCGAGCAAACACAGCTCCATATATCCATATCATTGTGTTCTTGATACTGGTCTGATATACTCAGATAATCGCGTCCTATGTCCCCGATGAAGTCTTCTCTCGACCCGTGGCGCATTCGTACCTCTGATCGTCAGGCACTGGACCCAGGTTACTGGACGGCTGAACGTCGCCAGTTGAGAGACCTGCTGACTTCCATCACTGTGTCTCGGAGCCCGAGTCCGACATCTCGGCCAACAGCGACGGTTGGAACCCAGACCGATCCTGCACATTGTATGTGCTGTGGCAAGGTCCATCTTGTGACATACAAGATTGTTCATTGATTTGTCAATTTGTGTACTCTCTAGTGCAAACCCTTCTATTCTCATAATATGTTCATCAATATTCTCAATTTGACCTTTTCTCCGACCCTTGATTCGACCGTGCCTATATACGAGTTCCCTATTGTCTTAAGAAAAAACGAGCAAGCACAGCTCCAATATCTACATAATGGCGTTGGCTTGCTTTTCAATCATGACCATCTTGACGTGTATCATCGGTCTCTCCCGCTCAGACCCAAGGGCTCAACTCATCGCTCTGGACCCTCCTGCCTTGGTGTGTTCGAAGGTGCCGCTCGGGGTCTACACCATGCCCCGCCCGTCTTGCCCCCCATTGTTTCGCAGCCAGATCAGTGTGACTGGAAACATGGTCGAACTTGCCGGTGACAATCTCCCATCAATTGGCTTCAAGGTCTGCAAGGTGAAGCGCACGTGTAACATCCCGGACATCTCATGGCCTCTGGGATCTGAAGTGGGCGGCCTTCCAACTATTGACAACGTGAGGCAGAGTATGTCAGAATACGAAGCAAAACGACACCTCTTGGAGTTCAAGAAAGCACCACAAAAATGGATCGCCTCAACCAGCCATACTCTCTGGGAGTCAAGTGACCCATGCGACGAGTTGAAGACGAGTCCGACAAAGGTGGGAACGGCGACACAGGAGGTCATCACAATCTCAAACTGGGCAAAAGACCCAACAGTGAAGGAAGAGGCAGGTGACCTGGGCCAGTTGTGTGACATCAGTGAGGGGGAATGCTGTCTGCCTGATGGATGTTGGGCGATCTGGGATCCGAGCCCTTCTCAGAAGAATTGGAAACATGAATTAATTACGGTGGCTGGGACATTGTACTTACTTGACAATGATGAAGGAGTCCTCCATCTCACAAATGGGTCTGGATCGTACCATGTGGTGAAGCAAATCCGTGAGGGAACCCATGTGTGGAAGGACAAAGACACAACGAGGGGATTCCTCTTGGTTACGGAGACACCCCGGAGACGCCGAGATGCAGGAATCAGCCACGAGGTGGTACAGATGGCACTTGACATTGGTAGAATGGCCAAGACCCAAATTGACTGGATCTGTTCGGATGCCATGGCGGCAGACAGCTGGACGGCCACAGCCTGGAAGGTCGACCCAACTGTTGTGGCCCAACACATGTTCGGGCGACGGACGGTCTATGCGGAAAGCTGCGGTTTGGGATGTTTGGTTGTGTACGATTGTGCACCCGTTGACCAGATTCATGTAATGTTGACAATGGACCCGGCATCAGACGAGTCCCAGCATCAGTGTTACCTGTACCCCAAGATACAGTACCGACTGAAAGGAAACGGAAGGTTATCAGACGGATTTCTCGACACATCGACGAATCTCATTGTGGAGGACATTCCGGAGATCAATTGTGCGGTGGGGCCGACTCGCTACATCCGCTCAGGACCATCATCCATTGCCATCATCTACCCTGGTGGAAATCTTGAGTTAGTCATTCCACGGTCCCTGGTCCAAGACAAGATCCTCGACCCACAATTGTATCGACTTCCTCGTTCCCCCGAAGGCGGACTTTGGTCACCCGACCATTTGGGTCCGCTCGCGACCGGCATCAGTGAGCTGCGGAGTGCCTTGAGTGTTTGGACTGGGGCACCAAAGATGACTAAGGAGGAAATAAAGGCAGCCTTGCAGAAACGTGCAACGGACAATGCCTTCCACATCCATCCTGAGGCCGGTTGGATCGGAACCCTGTGTACAGCGGCGGAGTATCTCGCCGAAATTGGGGGAGCAGTCTTTGGTGTCCGTTTGCTGTCTGCGTTAACGGGGGCATTCACTGGGATCGTTCGTGCATGGGTCGGAAATCGGGGTTAAGCAGGCTTTCTCCCCAGACACAAGACCATCAACTGAGAACTTGAGATCACAGACACGATGACTACAGCCATATACTATTCTGAATCATGTGCATTATCTCTTAAGAAAAAACGAGCTATCATATGCTCCAATATCATCCTGAACTGTGTAACCGACAACTTAACGTGTAATGTCTGCCGTCTGGCACGAGTTTGAAGAAGAAGTTGGACCCAGTTATCGACAAGACCTTCACCTCGCAAGCGCAATCCTATATTCTGAAGTGGAATTCCTATGGAAATATCAAAATCAAAAGAGACAGTGGTTCTCACATAAGAAGATGATGGAGATGTGTAAGGGCAGATTGCCGAAGTGGATCATTGACCCAGTAATGACCACATCTACCCACCGATTGATGATGCTCATCGCGCAACGGGCAAAGGTTGACAGAGAAGATGGGGACAAATTGAGGACACGATTGAGTGCGGCATTGATTGCTCTTACATGGGGCCGCCAGGCGATCTTACAAGGGAATGACACGCGTGATGTATCTTGGGTAAGAAACCAGGTCATGAGCCTCGCTTCTGACCCTGATTTACTGGCATTGTATGCACAAAGACGATGGACACGGATGATTGTGAAGACAGCTGGGAAACAAAAGAAGGACGCAACACTTTCTGTACTGGGCATTCAGTTAATCTTCTCCGGAAACTTGGGATTTTGGGAATATGGTGGAGATGTAAATGTGGACCCCTGGTCAATTTTCTGTTGCTTAAATGACATAGTCAGTGGCCGATTCACGACTATGCTCTACACCAAAATCGCAGACATTTTGGATCCACATCCGTCGGGTAATCGAACATCACGTGTTAAGGACATGTTGAGATTGATGGATGAAGTTGTTATGGACCATGGGAACATTGCCTACGATCTTTTTAAGGTCATTCCATCTGTGGTGATTGGACATTTTTTGCGCACCGAGGAGCCAGAAGGAGGGAAGGTGTTTTTCAATGCCCTCAAGACGGACCTAACTCAAAATCACAAGCTAAGCAGGACCCGATTGTTCCGTTTCTTGACAACGTATGACACAAAGACAGAGAGCCAATTGTTTTTTGAGCTGGCCGGCTTGTGGAAGATGGCCGGTCACCCCGTAATCGAGGTCAAGAAAGGAATCATGAAGATGCATGACAGGGGAGGATACATGACACTTGATGTGGAGGACGAGGCACAACGAGCAGCGGATGAGTTTAAGTACCAATTCACGCTTGAGTATTGGCAGAAGCACAGGAAGTGGCCACCAATGACATTCTCAACGGATACACCGACGATCATCAGGACATCATACGCTCAATCCATTTGGCCATCTGGGCGAATTAAGCCAAAGGACTTCAGGACTTCAAAATTCGGAAAGTTGTTCTCCTTCGATTACAACCCAGACCTGTTGGAGCTGATCGAGGACAAGTCGATTATTCCCGAATTGGCAAGCTGGCCTTCTGAGTACGCATGGGCCGCAAGAGTTGCCATACATGGGAGAGAGAGACAATTGATGACAACCCGGTCCCAAACAAAGAGGCTCGTTATGGCTTACTTGCGGGACCCTGAGCCAAGCTTGAAAAAAGTCATCGAGACCGTGGAAGAGACAGGCTCGCTGCTTAAGGAGGACCTGGTAATTGTGCTAAACTTTAAAGAGAGGGAATTGAAGCGGGAGGGACGATTGTTTGCCAAGGCCACATTTCCAGCCAGATTGTACCAAGCAGGAACGGAACGTGCTGTTGGAAATGATATCCTTGGTTATTTGCCTTACCAGTCAATGACACTCAGTGAGGCCCAACTGACAAATCGATTGGCGTTGTACAGTGACCACTTACGCATTGGATCAAAGACAAAGAAATTCATGGCACTTGTGCTGGACTTTTCCGGATGGAATCTGCGATTTCGGGCAGAAACCATGGGCCCGTTGTACCAATGCTTCGATGACTTATACGGATTCAAAAATGTCTTCAAATTCTCGCAGCTCTTCCCAATGCTCAGTGTCATCTTGGTCAAGGACGAATTCCGGCCACCACCAATGAATCGGATGACAGGCTTGCCAATGGAATGCCTCACCTGTTACTACGGGAGTGAATGTTGGAACGAGGGGATGAGGCAGAAGCCGTGGACGGTCCTGACAATGATGCTGATCCTGGGGATCGCCCGGGAACTGCGGACCCACGTATCATTGACAGGACAAGGGGACAACCAGGTCATCATGCTGGGCATTCCGGGTGAGCAAGAGTTGAACAACTTGCAACAGACACCGACTCAATATGCCCAATCATTCCTCCACAAGCTGTCAGTAAAGTGCCTGGCTATTGGAATCCCGCTTAAGCCAGAAGAGACATGGATTTCAGGACGTGTCTTGGAGTATGCACGCCAATATTTCATTGATGGCGTCCAAGTCCCCGCAACACTCAAGAAAATGACCAGACTTCACAGCTTGACAAATGAGGACTTCCCAACGGTTGCAAGTGATGTGTCAACAGTTTTTTCAGCAGGCTGCAGCGGAGCAAATCTGGCGAGTGACCCAGATCCCGTTTACCTAACAACGATTGTGGAGGCAATTGAAGCAATTGATTACAATTGGCCAAAACTGGTAGAATCGCTCGACCCAAACCACCTTGCAGCATTGGTCTCAACCAATCGTACACTCGGAGGTCTCCCATGCTCACTTTACCCAGACTTCCTGATCAGGGGATTGCCTGATCCACTTGCAAGCAACATATCAATTCGCCATGCTGCATGGATCACTTGCCCTGACTCGCGGACAGCGTTGTGGCGGACACGCCCCTTGCCATCGAGACATGTTGATCCAGGGATGCTGGTCAAGGACCCAGTGAGCCTGCCGTTGCTTCTCCCAGTCCAAGCGGAAAATTACATTCGAAAGACGCTGGAGGTTGCTTTGAAGGAAAATGCGATTAACAAAATGGTGGCAAGACTCCTGAGTACAGCAGCGGACGAGAGCGAAAAATGCCTGATCAATGACTTGCTGCAGTTGAAGCCATTTAATCCCAAAGTTGCCCATGAGTTTTATCTTCTGTCAAATGCTGGGCTCAGGGTAAAACTCCTTGGTCGGTTTTATAAGACACGGTCTCTTGCCCAGGCTTCGTCTGTGAACCCACGCGCCATTTTGGCAAAAATTGCCCAGCATGAGAGACAAGCATTGGACTATTACATGAGAAGGTTCATCGACATACCCCCTGTCAATTATCCGCCTGAACTCCTCTACACCGGATTCCGCCCACGCTTGGAAGGCTGGTGCTCAACCGACGTCGCAAGACAGTTGCGGCAGAAGTGGTGGGGAATGGACGTTGAGGGCATTACACAAGCTCCGCCATGGGAACAAGGATTCCTCTGTCACTACGACAAAATCCCGACCCGACTGTTGTCTGCATCTCTACTTTTCAATGTGTTGCCAATTACTCATGACGGATCATCTTGCCCAGACAGGCAAAAAAAGCAACAAGGGCCATCGGGACAACCTCTCAATAAGGGGACGAGACTCGATTACATTTGGACGCGGGGAAGGGCTGCCCCCTACCTGGGCAGTCAGACAAAGGAGAAGTTCAAGAAACCAATCTTACAAACGGCTGAAGTCGGATCAATCTTGGCATCGATGAAGCGAATTGTGACCGTGTTTGAATGGCTCCGTGAGCCCAATGACCCGAACCTGCAAGCTTTGCGAGACATTCTTTTGTCGGAGAAGACCGACTTGGGTGTTGAGGACTTGGTTTTGGTGGCCCCCAGAGTATATGGAGGCTGCCCTACCCATCGATTACATGCCCATGCTGTCCCATCCGGCTCAACATACTGTGGATTACTCACCTTTGCAACACATGTCCGATTCAGCTCATCAGGAGCCACAAGGTTTGCCAGGAGTGTGGACAACTACACCGTGATGTTCCAACAACTGTTCCTATACGCAACGTCTCATCTGATGCTGCGATGCTTGGCAGGGGAGAGTGTACAAGGTGAGTGGGGCCTCGTTATCTTGTGTGACGGCTGTACGGAATTTATCCCGGAAACACGTGCGATGTTGGCCAAAGCACCAACCTACAGAGGAATCTTGTGTTTCGACCGGGTGACGTCGATTCAGATGAGGGACCAACTGCCGACATTGGGGCCGACGCTAATCTGTCCCAAAATCGAATCGGCCGCACTAATTGCTGCAAAGGCTGTGGCTGCCATGATGTCAGAGGATGCCATGCAGGCATACACATATGAGCACCCCGAGACAATGAGTTCAAGCACCATCTACCCCGTTACCGACTTCGCAAGGACAGACCTCAAAGCCATGTTATCCTGTGTAGCGATCTACATGACGTCTTTACAATCCTTGTTCCAGGAGCAACCAATCGGACCAGGGGACGACATTGACTACACTGCCAGCACTGTATTCTTCATGCCTGAGATCACCATGGATCCGCGGATGATTCCACTCCAGACACTGGCCCGTGCCTTGCTGACAAGCGGCCGGGTATGGGAGTTATTCCAACTGTGCCCTACCATGACCCGATTCCATAACAGTGTGATTACGGTGAAGGGCGTGGTTCAACTGCTAGTTCAAGTGATCAGATCACTCCAGGCGACCAATTGTCGACGGGCCTTAAAAATCGCGAACCTGGTCCCATTCGACACACCTTTGGCCACGTACCTTCGACAATGGGAACTCTGCATAATCAACGAATACGGACGCCGAGCACATCACCTTATCAAGATGTTGAACAAGCTCCGTCCCCTCCTGACGTCACTGGATGAGCCACTCCAAAACCTACAAGACGTCATCCTGACCAACGCCGCAGATTACCAAGTCTTGGACGGCGAAGCACAGTCACTACTGAATGTTGCACCTGAACGAACCCGTCCCGAAGGGATTGTAATCGATGAGCTTCGATCCGGAATCATCACTGCCCATTCGATAAGTGACACTCGCGACCTGTTGTTGCCGATACCTCCTGATGACACTGTGATGATTCTGGTGATGGTTGACCATGACAATACGCCCGAGGAACCATATGTACCTCCAGCACCAATAAAAAGTTCAAAAGCCCGTCTTTGTCATATTACCCGTGTGGTCGGAAATGTATCTACATCCATTAGTAAGGTCCTTGACATCCTTACATGTGCCGAACCGTACCAAGTCACGCCTTACACAGTTGCCGTGTGTGTTGCGGAAGGTGCTGGATCAATCTTATCGGGCCTCCTCCATTTATACCCGACTCTCTTGGGTTATTACAACAGCTTACTTCCCGAATCTGACCGTGGTGACGATCCCTGTGTCTACTATCCCCCTGCACTGATTGCTGATCCGTGCAACTTGACAGGCAGGCTGATGGGGGCTGATGAAATGCGAGCTGGATACAGAGACTTGACCCACCCAGGAACAATCAACAAGATCGTGTCAACAGTGGTAGAGGCCAATTGGCAACTATCATTTCTTACCATGGATGCAGAGGTCACAGATTCAACAGTTTACCGCCAGCTCTTACTATCGACAATCGAGCTCATTTACCGTGTCGCCGGCCCAACCACAGTCATCATCATCAAGCTGTTCTTGTCCTGTCCTGAGGCAGCAATACTGATAGGCGTCCTCTCTGCGAGTTGTGCGACAACAAAACTTGTCAAGCCCCCTGCGTCAGATCGTGAGTCCACCGAAGTTTACCTTCTGGCACAGGGCTTTGAAAGATCCCATTGGCCAATTGACTTGACTGCAACGAAAGCAGGCAACAACGCAATTCGACATTACTGCCACCGAAGGCATCAGCTCCTCCAGATGGATAACGGTGATTATGCACGATCCTTGACATATGAAGCTAATAGGTTGGCCTCGAGCTTATTAACTTGCCCTTGCTTAAGTACCGTGACACAAGCCATGAACATCTTCCACTTCCGACGACCAGATGGCAACCCTTTGGACAGATTAATGGAGGCTCGTCGTGACCTAGAACAGGCCGCTATTCGATTGAAGAATCAGCACACATGTGGGTCTGTCGATTCGCATGCTCTCGAGAAACACTTAATGCATCGGGGTCTCCGCACCCATATGGAAGGAGTCGTTCGTCAACGCAACGAAATCTGGCTTGCCGAGCGATTGATCGACATCGGGCCCGACCGCATCCACCAAGCCGTCGAAGAGGCCATGACAGACCAATTCCGTATCCCTATCCATTTCCATCTAAGAGGAAGCATCCATTTCTGCATGTCCAACCGTTGTGTGACCGACACGGATCCGACTCCGAAGTCCATTGTACGACTTGACATATCCGTGTGTGAGTTGTTTGACAAGATAAGGAGACCCATCCTACATCTGTACCATTGTCGAGTTCCTGGAGAAGAGGGGAGATTTGTAAGACGAAAACCTCGGATCGGATATCGTGGCCGAGGGAGGGGAAGGAAGATCCCCCTATATCAGATGTGATTATGTGAGTATGACATTTATCTTAAGAAAAAACAAGCTTAGGAGTTGAGATTCCGAACCTTGATATCCACCTATCAACCTTGTCTATTAAGATAAGGTGTGTCACCTTTGATGTTGTTATCGTTGTGATTGATCTGATTAGTATTGTGTACTGTTCGCATTTGTTTTGAG